TATTCTATTCTGGACACTTCTACAACAAGACAAGATGATGACAAAGTTATTCTATGAAAAGGATAAACTTGCTATAAAATATAAGACTACTTTTGCACAAAGCTTATTTAATGATAGAGAAGACGCTATGGAAATATTTACAGATTTATTCCCTTTGCCATCTGAGCTTACAGACTTTACAAGAGTACATCAGTCTATGGCAACTATTGGAAGACTTTTAATACCAGTTGATAAAGGTGGAAATGAACTATTCTCTATTGAAAGAATAGAGGGACAAAAGTATGATACTTCAAATGATGACTTTATGAAACAGCTTGAAGATATAATAGAAAATATTATAGGCTTCCCATTATCATCATTAAACCAAGCCGAAAAGAGCTATGACTATGCTACATCTATTATAGCACAAGATGGTAGACTTACTCAGATGATAACTGACTTACAAGCTCACTATCAACCTATGGCTTCAGAACTTGCAACTAAAATAGCAAGATATGAAACTGGAGAAGATGATATCTATGTTGATATTACATTCCCAGCACCTAAGCTTTTAACTTCTAATATCAGTAATGACAATGCTCAAAAGTTCAATGAAACTGTAAATAATATGATTAATATGTATTATGGTGAAGAATCTGAAATACCTTCTGAAAAGAAGTTATTTATAAAAAGAGAAATAGTTAAAGAGTTATTCCCAGCATACGACCATACTGATATATTAGAGGCAATAGAAGAAAAATGGAAGGCACATAAGGCTACATTTATGGATAGTTTAGGCACAAATGGTGGAGAAGAATAAATATATATTGGTGGGGTTTATCCCCACCATAACTGCCGTTTACGAACATTTTCTTAGTTTTAACCTGCAAAGGAGGTATAATAAATGGCTGGTAAAAAAGAGTCTACTTATATGTATAATGCCAAAATGAGTATGAGAAATCTTGGTAATGATTTAGCCTCATCTTATTTTACGAATACAATAAATACAGCTTCAGATGTTAAAAATGGATATCAAGAGGTTGTAAACAGCAAAAAGTCTTCCGGCTTTAACGGAATTAAAAATAGATTAAAACAAACTGCTCTTTTTAAATTTGCTTCAGATTTAACAAAGAATGCGTTTGAAGGATTAAGAACTGGTAAGTTCTATAAATCTGATGATGATTTATTCGGATTTGATGAGTCAGCATTTGACTTTGATTTTGATACATCTTCATCAGGAGGAGATTTTTTCTATGATGATAGTGGGGACGGTACCCCACAACAGGCTAGTTCTGAGCCTGCAAAGTCATATAATGGAGATATGGCTACATTTGGTGCAGTTGGTAAACTTGCAAAGTCTATGACTGGTGCATCAAAAGCTTCTTCTAATGCTGTTATAAATGCAACTGTAGAAGGTTTATTTAAGACAGCTCACTCTATAAACCAAACTATTGTATCAGCAACTTCTGATTTAAAGGCTGAGGTTATAGAGCACAAAGGATATTTAAAAAGTATAGCAGAGACAGCTAAAGAGCAATTAGTACAACAACAAAAGCTGGTTGCACTTCAAACTGAAATGCTTACTGAACATAAAGCGATGAAGGAAATGTTTTCTGACTACATGCTTCCTAAGATTAATAAAAAGGAAGATGAGAAAGAAAGAGGAGTTCCTGAATGGTATAATGCAATAAGAAAGGGAGATATGTTGACTGCAGGTAAGTCTGCAGCGGGAGAAGCTTTCCGTGCAATAGATATGGAAAAGACTCAAGGTGCATTTGGACTTGCAAAAGCTATGCTACCTATGCTTCTTATGACTATGGGTGCAAATCCATTTAAGTTCATTAAAGACTTCGTTATTGAAGGTAAATTGAATAAATGGTTTGGACTTGATAAGTTCTCTCAAAAGATAGAAAGAATGGTAGGTTCAACTCAAGACTTTGCAAACCGTCAATTTCAAACTATGAGCTTATCGTCTAACGCAACAGCAAGAGCTGTTGGTAAAGCACTTATGGTTAAACCTGAATCTTTAGATAAGGTTGCGACAGATAAGTACGACAAATCGGGAAAGGTATTCTTTGATGGTGCAACAAGAGAGGCTATCGTTAATGTAATCCCTACTTATTTATCATCTATGGTATCTTTACTTTCAGGTAAAGAAAGAACTGTATATGATTATAATAAAGGTGTATTTAAAACTATCTCTCAAGCTAAGCAAGAGTTCCAAGACAATCGTCCTAAGCTTGATTACGAATATGAAAGACTTGCTGAAATTCTTAAGAAGAATATGAAAGACGACGATAGAAAAAATCTTGATGATGAAAGATTTTTAAAGCTTACAAAGTACATGATGGAAAACATGGCAAAATCAGGATATGATATATCTACACTTAAAAATCATAACTATAATGACGCTAAGCTACACATGGATTTAAAAGACGACCAACTTTCAGAGTCGGATTTCTATAAACTTAGAGACTTAATGTATAAAGCAGAAACTAACAAAGATACATCTGATAGCTTCTGGTCTATTAATAAGTCTACTAAGAACTATGTATGGGATAGAAATAACTACAATGTGGATTATGCACAAAATGCACGTATGAATGGTGGAATAGCAATGTTTAACCGTTCAGACTTACTAGACCAAGGAGCTGTAGTTGGATTTGGTGGCGGTAAAGGTAAGAAGATGACATACAACTACCAAAACCCTATGGCTGGAGAAAACATTGTAGACATGTCAAGAAAAGACGGTAAAGTAGGAAATATATTTGGAACTACAATGTCAGATGATGAGATTGCTCTTACAAGAGAATTTATAAAAGATAATATGGGTTCTCTTTTAGGTTTATTTAAAGCTAATATGGCAAATGCTTTAAAAGACTTAGCTAATACTAAACTTGGAGACAAGCTAGAATTAAAAGAAAGTGAAGTCTATAAAAACCTTATGAAGACATCACCATATGAACTTGAAGCTATTATTGGACATCAAAGAAAGATTGAAAGAATAGTATCAGGTAAACTTGCAACTGAAGTATTCAATCAAGAACTTGATGACTTTAATGTAACTGAAAAAGATAAAGAAAGAATGGCAGATGTTTTAACTGACCCTACACTTTCTGAAGATGAGAGAACTAAGAAAGCTAAAGCTATACTTTATCATTCATCTGAGTTTAAAAAGAAACTTGAAGAGTTTAAAGGTAAATTTAGAGATAAGACTGGTATAGATATAGATGAGAAAGTGGAATCTGTACAAGACGCTATAAATGACGCGAAGATAACAGCTACTGATGTTGCAACTGGTGGAACAGCAACAGACATTGGAGAAAAAGTTGACAATGCTAAAAAGACTATAAAGGACTATGCGTCAAAAGCTGGAGATATGGTAAAAGATGCTACAACTTCAGGAGTAGCTAAAACTAAAGAGTTTTATGAAAAGAATAAGGAAACTATTTGGAATGTATCAAAAGCCGCAATGATAGGTGTTGCAGGTATTGGTATCTTTAAGACTTTAAAGAAATCAATGGTTGGACCTTTAATTGGTATGACAGGACTTGCTTCTCCCATAGCACTAGGAGCTATTGCACTTGGTGCTGGAATATACGCTTATAAGAATAATATCTTTGATAAGCTATTCGGAGATAATAAGAAAGCAAAAGAACTTCGTGAAAAAACTGGAAGAATTTTAAAATCTACTTTAGTAGTAGGTGGGGGAATAGCTGGTATTTCAGGTATACTTTCTCTTGCAACTCCTTTAGGTTTCATAGGTCCAGTTAATGCTGCTCTTGCAGGACTTGCTATATCAATAGCTGGAGAATCAAAAGGATTTAAGAAATTCTTATTTGGAACTGAAGAAGGTTCATTCTTGTCAAACTTAAAGACTTGGATGATAGGAGATAAGGAATCTGGTAAGAAAGGTATACTTACAAAGATGACAGAAAAGGTTACTGGTTTCTTCTCAAAAGGATTTAAGTCTATGGGAAGATGGTTTAAGCTTGATGTGTGGGAACCACTTAAATCAACATTTAAACCAATAAAAGACTTTATGTCAAATACAGCAACTAAGATACTTGGAAGCTTTACTGGACTTGGAGATAAACTTACAGGTTCATTTACAGCAGACTTCGTAAAACCTTTCTTTTCTAAGATGAAAGAAAAGGTTATAGACCCAGTTGCAGGATTCTTTAAGAAAATATTTGGTGGAATATTTGGTTTCTTAGGAAAGATAATAGCAGCACCATTTAAAGGACTTAGAACTCTTATTACTGGACAAACTGACAGCACTGTATTTGCTAGTAACTATGGTTCATCAAATGCTCAAGTTGCTGAAAAGGCTGAGTATAAAGCTAATATGTCAGCTAAAGAAAAATTATGGAATGCTAATAAATATAAATCTCTTACTGAGATTATGGCTGATAGTACATTATCTGATAAAGATAAGAAAACTCTTCGTAAGATGAGAGCAAAAGAAGCCATGAGAGACGCTAATGAAAAGGCTGCAAAAGAAGCTACGCAAAAAGCAAAAGAAGAAGACGAAAAAGATAAAGAAGGAAAATCAGGACAAGGTATCTGGGATACAGCTACTAAGTATTATTTTAATCAAAATAAAATAACTTCTAAGATATTCGGTGCATTTATGGGTAACTCAACTCTATGTGGACTTGCCGCTCTTGCCCAAGCAATATCAGCTGTACTTGATACTAAGGTAGAACCTGCAATGCTCGCAAAAAGGTCATTTGGTTGGGTAGGTTCAAGAGATGGTGTATCGCCTGAATTTATGCTTGAAGTTTGTCGTAAGTTCGGTATAGGTGCAAGATACATGAAAAATCCTAAAGCTGAGACTATGAAAAAGATTTTGAAGAAAGATACTATAATGATAGTCGAAGTTGATGATTTTGAAACTGACAATCTTCACTACTTAGTGGTAAGAAGAATTGAAGGTGGAATGGCATATTATTCTGACCCAGCAAGAAGAAAGAATATGGTTGTATCTGTAGATGTACTTGAAGCAAAAGCAAGAAGAGCAGTTTATCTATATAGAAAAGCTGATACTTCATCTCAAGTTGCAACTGGTGCACCTAGTGTTCCTATAACTAAAGAAGCAGAAGTAATAGACCCACAAAAGATGGTAAACGAAGCTAAAGAAGCTCGTATGAATGGTATAGTAGGAACAGTAAAAGACTTAATAAATAAAGCAAAAGGAAATGTAGCAAATGCTAAAGCGTCTGACACGGGAGACGCTGATGAGATATTAGAAGCCGATGGTTCTAAAGTTAAGCCCGGTCTTATATCTAAAATAAAAGGTTTATACAATTCTGCAAAAGACAGAGTTGTAGGAGCCGCAACTTCAGCAAAGGAGAAACTTCTAGGAGCGACTTCTAAAAAGAAAGCGGCTGAGTATATGACTGGCAAAAAGTCAGACTTATACATAATGCTTAAGGATTGGAAGAAGAAGTACCAAGAAGATGCTATAAGACTTAAAGAAACGATAGAGCTTCAAACTTCATCTCTTGCATATAATGCTGAGTATATCAAAAGAATACTTGTAAAAGTTCATGGAGATATACCGGGATTTGGAGATAAGGATATAAAGAATAGACACTTCTCAAAACTAGGAAACTGGTTTAAAAGACAATGGAGAAGAGCTAAAGCTTTACCGGGTAAAATAATGTCTTTCTTATATACTAAATTCTTACAACCTATATGGGACGCTACTAAGAAAACATTTGGAGCATTCAAGATGTTTTTGTGGAATTTCCCTAAATGGATATTCAAACAAGGTTGGTCTAAGATAGTAAAACCAATGTTGAGTCTTGGTTTTAATATGATTAAAGGATTCTATGGAGCATTTAAAAATGTTGCTGGTTTCTTTAAAGATATAGCTGTAGGATTTGTAAAAGGTGTCGGTACGGTATTTAGAATGGCAGTTAAAGGTCTATTTGATAGTGTAGTATATACTATAACTCATTTAAAAGATATTATGACTGGTGTAGGTAAAGCTATATGGACAGCTGTAAAAGGTGTAGGACATTTTATTAAATGGGGAGTAGAAGCTATCGGTTCTACTATTAAGTGGACGGTAGAGACTATAGGAAAAGGTATAGGTTGGCTTATAACAAAGGCTGTTGATTTAGCAGGATTTGTAGGTAGGTCTATTCTAGGTTTATTTGGAATGAAGCGTAAGGCTGCACTTCAAGAAGTCTTCGTTGTCGGTGGTACACTAGATAGTGTAAGAGTTGTTGAAGTAGTTAAAGCTGTCGGTGCGGTTGATTTGGAATACACTGAATCTTTAGAAAAGAAATTAGGTCCGGGTGCTGGTGCTATACAAAAGGCTATAAGGTCTGGTAGAAGTGCTTGGGAGAGAATGACTGGAAGAAGAAAGTCTCCTAATATGAAATCTGGAGAAGAATACGCAAAGATTGATAAGAAGCAAGACGCTGAAGCTCAACAAGCAATCGCTTATGTTGATGGGGAAGGTAAACCAGCTGAAGAAAAGAAAGAAACTTCTTGGTGGGAAAAACTATTTGGAGGATTAATTCTTGGATTTGCGGCTTGGAAGACTGGACTTTTAGGAACAATAGTTGATGCTTTGAAGAGTGGTTTCGGTTCATTAAAAGATTGGCTTAAAAAGTTCTTCTTTGGGGATGATGACGACCCTGAAAAGATTGCTGACCAAGATAAAGACCGTAGTGATAAGAACGCGTATGGATATGGTACATTCGGTAAGAGTATAGAAAAATGGGACCAATTCTTAGAAAAAGGGCCGTTCGGTCTTAAGGGTGGACACATAGATAGAGGACTTCAAAAAGACCACGCTATTGTAAGCGGTGTTCATGCGGTAGCAAAACCTCTACTTAAAGCTGGAGCTAAGATTGGGCTTACTCAAGCCGCTTATCGTGGCGGTAAGGCTATGACTACTGCGGCATTTAGTTGGGTTAAGACTCACTTTCTTGACGCTGTTAAAACTTGGCTAAAGACATCTAAGGTAGTTAAATGGTTCTTCTCAACTAGAATGGTTGAAGGTATAATTAAGTTCTTTGCTAAGTTTGGAGAAAAGGCAGCAAAAGATGGAGCAAAAGCTGTTGCTAAAAACACAGCAGAGACTACATTAAGAAGTGCTGCATACGTTGCTCCACCAGTAGGATTTATAGTTGACGCATTATTCTTCATAGGAGAATTCTTATGGGGTATGTGGAAATCGTCAGACATAATGGGTCTTAATAGTAATAAGGTTACATGGTCTATGAGACTTGCTGTTGGGTTTGCAAATGCACTATACGGACTTGCTACAACAAAATGGTTCTTGGCTTGGGTACCTTTTGTATGTCCGATAGATTGGATAGCAAGAAATGCTTATTACTATATCTTTGCAAGCGATGAAGAAAAAGCAGAATACGATAAAAACCATGAAGAATGGGAAAAGGATATGAAGAAACTTCTTGAAGAAGAAGAAAGAAAGAATAAAGACCAAAGAGCGATTGAGGAAAGACTAGCAAAAGAAAGAATGAAAATCGTAGATGGTGCTATGGACATAAATGATGATAGTGGTTGGGATTATAAGCCTATGACGACTACAACTAATTTAGACGCTGAGGCGGCTGAAGTTGAAAGTCAAAAGAGACTGGTTGGAACACCTGACGCTGAACTTAAAAAGGTAGCACTGGAACAAAGTAGCAAATACACAAAAGAAGGTAAGGAAGCTGAAGATAATAAAAAGAGAGCTGAACTTGAAAAGAAGATTGCTGATAGAAAGGCTGAAGACGCAAGACGTGAAGCAGAAAGACAAGCAAAGAAAGAAGCACAAGAAGCTAAACATAACGAAGCTAAGAAAAGAATGCTAGGCGAAATGTATGGAGACGGACCACTTACTGGTTATGGTTCTATAAGCGTTATGACTGAAGAACAAAAGAAGAAACTAAAAGCTGGAAATAATATGTTCAACAGAATGGTCGGAAAAAATGTCGGACCTAGTCCTATGGAAGCTGCAAAAGAAGCTATCAAAAACGGACAAGACCCGAACGCCGCCGCAAAAGCCGCTGCAGATGGACAGTCTGTAATTGCAGAAAATGTAACATTACCAGCTGGTAGTGACCCACTTAGTACAGATACAACTACTCAAAGTGCAGACTCAGTGGTATCTAATATTCGTGATTATGAAGCAGGACCATCAAATGCTATGACAGATGCACTAAATGCTGCAATGTTTGGTGGAAATGCGGACTTTATTAAGAACTTAAACCTTACTGCTCTTGCAAGTAGTATTGGTGGTATGTTCGGAATAGATATGTTCGGTAATAGTTTAAACTCTGGTGGTGAAGGTGGTACTGACGGTGGCGGTATGCCAAGTGGAGTTGTGGATTATGGTAAAGCAGACACAAGTGGAGTAAAATCTCTTATGTCTAAATATCCATCGTACAAACCACAAATGGTTCAAGCTTGGAATACAGCTAAGAATTTATTTGGACTTAATACAGCAAGAGACTTATTTAGAATATCGTATTCTGAATCTGGATGGAACCCTACTATTGTAAACCCATCACAATATCCAGCGGCTGGACTATTCCAAGTAGTTCCGGGTTCTCGTGTTGAATGGGGATTTGATGGTAGAAACGATAACCCTATAAACCATACTCCAGAAGACCAAGTTATCCGTGTCGGAAAAGCAATGATGAAAAAGATGAAAGAAAAAGGTAGAGACCCTGTATATAAATATATGTATAGAGCTCTACACTTACCTGTCAGCGTAAACCAAGATGACAACTGGTATTACTATGGTAAAAACGGTCCTCGTCCAAGTTGGTATACAGCCAATAAAGCTCTCGATTTAGACGGTGACGGTTATGTACGTAACTGGGAAGTCGAAAGACATGGTATGAAGAAATGGGCGTCAGCTGATGCTTCTGCAAAACTTTTAGGTTTTGAAGGATTCGTTGATGGTTCATCTGCTTCAGCTTCTAAGAGTAGTGCTATAAAACCACCTACTACAGCTAATATCTTAGCTAAAGGTATAAATGATGCTCTTAAAGAAAAATCAAGTGACAAAGATAACGGCAACGTGAAAGCCGGATATGGACCTATGCGTCATGTAAACCAAACTTCTCCAAAATGGAATAAACTCTCAATGGGTGGAATGTCATTTAAAGAAGCTGGTTGCGGTCCTGCTGTTATGGCTATGCTACTTGATAAATTGGATATTAAATATGATATGGCTGAACTTGTAAGAAAGGCTGTTGCTATGAAGCAAGGACCTATGGGTGGAACGCCTATGAAGTATTTTAAAATTGTACTTGCTGAGCATGGAGTATCATCTGCTATACTTGCGACAAATGTTGTTAAGACATTCATAAGTGAGCTAAAAGCAGGTAAGTCTCCTATACTTCTTACAGTATCATCAACTGGCTCTCCTCACTTCATAATAGGTAAGGAGATAAAGAATGGAAGATTATACATCAATGACCCAGAGAAGACAAGTTCTGATGCTATTACTCTTAATGATATAAGACTTCGTAAAGCGAAAGCTATACTTGTTTATAAAGTTAAGGGTAGTGTAAAGAATAAACTTAGAACTGCGATTGATGTAGTTAAAGGTGGGTATGGTGCAGTTAAATCCTTTATAGCTCCTAAGTTTGAAGGATTCGGAAATGCTAGAGAAGCTATTTATAATGTCGTAGAGCGTATGGTTAAATCTGGAGCTTACGGACCTGCTATTATAAATAATACTACTAGCAATAATTTCGATGATGCAACTAAGGTTATAAAGGCTGTAAAACACGCACAAAGTAGTAGTAAGAATGTAACTGATTTATTATCATCTATTGACTCTAATATAGAAAAGATGACCAAATCTGGAACTAACGAACAAATTGGTGATGGTAGCATATTATCTTCTATCCTAACAGAAGTAAAAAATACCAACGCTTACCTTGCTAAACTTATTGAAGTTATGGCAAATGCTGTAAGTGGTGGCAACTCTAAACTTACTGTAAATGGTAGAAATATTATGACTACTGTCGGTGGAATACCACAACCAGTTACGAACGGAGTTTCACCTGACACTGTCGATTTCTATAGAACTGTAGATAGAATAGTAAGAGGTCAGGCATTATAATATAATTGGGGTGGGCTAGTCCCACCTCATTAAATTATTAAGTAAGGAGGTATAATATATGTACGAAGAACAAGAGCTACCAGCTGGAACAGGTACTGGAAAGAAATCTGGTGGAAAAGGTAAAGGTTCGGGTGGTGGAAAAGGTGGTGGAAAATCATCAGGTGGGAAAGGTTCATCAAAAGCAGCAGCACATGCAGCGGCTTCTAAAATACCGGGTTCGAGTGCTGCAAAACATGGTGTACCTAACGCTCCGCGTGGAGCAACTGAAAGCGATATACCAGCAAGAAGTAAAGGGGATGCAGATTTAGTCAGAAGATTACTTGCTAAAGATTTACACCATTACTTATCAGAATCAGCAATGGGTTCTCCTTTAGGTATAATGTCAAGAGATGAAAGATTTGACTTAAATGCTCTTATGGGAGCACCATTTAAGTTCTCAGAAACTGATGACCCGCCTTTACCGGGTACAGTTGAGTTTGGTAGAAGTTATGCTAAACAATTCTTATCTTGGGGACAAATAGTTACATTCTCTCCCGGAACTGCACTGTTCTTACCCGGAGTTTCAAAAGAAACTAAAGAAAACTTTGCTGGTTCTCAATCAAATACTGGAGAAGGAGCTGATGCTACAGCTGATATAGAAGGTTTACAATCAGCTATATTTGATAAGAGTGGAGGTAAGTTGTATGCTTTCACTCCAGCAAAAACAACATACTTTGCATACGTTAATGTAATATGGAAGCACTTATGTATGCTCGCTGGTATATCAAATATGAACAGCCAAATCGCAAGTTATGTAACAAATGGAGCGACATCTGATATTGCTCATATAGATTGGGGTAAAACTGTAGATGTAGGAAATAGTTTACACAGAATACTACTAGAGCAAACTGGGGTATCTGGTGGACAAAAGGCTGCAAGTGGACTTATGGAAAACTTTAAGGCTTGGCTTGGAGATACTTCTTTTTTAGCATCTCTTGATTCAACTCAAGCTTACATTCCTTTCTATCATGATGGACCTATAACATCAAACGATTCATTTGATAACCAAACTGGAGAGTCTATGATAGGACAAAAGATAAATGAATTTGGTGGAGCTGAACTTATGAGAGAACTTGCTTTCCTTACAGGGAAGTCTTATGAAGCTATAGCTGAGCAAGATGATGAAGGAAATGCGAAGCAAACATCAGATGCTAAATCTATAATAAAGGGTAAACTATGGGGTATAAAGACTATAGTGCCAGACATATGGAAAGATGCTTCATCTTCATCAAGAGAGCATACATTTACATTTAGATTTGCTTGTGCTGAAGGTTCGATGGAATGTTATGCTATGCAGTGTCTAAGACCACTTGCTCATCTTCTTGCGAATACACTGCCTATACATAGTGTAGGAAACTTTGGATTCTCAGCACCACTTTTATGTAGAGTATATGCAAGAGGTATATCAAATATAGACGTTGGTATGATAACTTCTCTTTCAATACAGAAAGACCCAAAGAGCGTTGCTGCAAATGGAATAATGATGGATATGACAGTTACAGTTACAGTAAAGGATTTAACACCTATAGTTGCTTTACCTCATTCAAGAAATGGATTTAGAGCACAAACAGCTGTAGGTTATATATCTGTACTTGGTGGACTTGCTGGAGTTAATGCCACTATGTTCCCGTGGCAAAATCTTGAAGTTAAAATAGGACTTGAAGGACTTAAGACACTACTATCACCTACAGCAAATATAGCTGGGTTTGGAAGATATGTGTCTGATAAGATAGGAGCAATAAAAGTCTGGTTTAGAAATTAAGGAGGAAAGATGCTTAAGTTTTCAGGAGCGAAAGCTAAAGAAAGAGTGAACTATACAAAGGAAAGGTATACTCCAAGTTACATAGAAAAGGTTCCTCAAAGTGAAAGATTATTTCCATACTTTGATGAAAGACTTGTGATTACTGTACATGGAGAACCAATAGCAGATTCTCGTCCAAGATTTATGAAAGAAAGAGATGGAACTTATAACCCTCATAAGGCTTTTCTTATGAGGGTCTTTAAATCTGTGTATGAGCAAGATGAGCTTCTGCAAAGAACTCTTATAGAAAGACCTCTTGGTATGAGAATTAAATCCTTTGTAACACCAGAAAAGAAAATTTCAAAAGCTATCGGAGTTGATATAATTGATGAGAAATCGCTCTCTATCAAACAAAAAGATAACGATAACATCGAAAAAGTACACTGGGATGTAATGCAAGATGAAAAGTATTCTGTCATTTTAGATGACAGATTAGTCGCTTTCAATGAGACAATACAGATGTATTCTATAGACCCTAGAATAATTCTTGAGATTCATTATCCAAGTGATGAAATGCTTAAAATGCAATCTAAATACTTTAAACCGTATATAGAACATATTGAGCGTCTTGCAACTTACAGAAAGGCTAGAATATATCCAAAGTATATATTTACTATATCTAATACTAAGATAGCTAAGTTTCCAGAAGTATTCTTTAATAACATATCAAAGTGTGAGCTTACTGGGAAACAAGTTGAAAACATTTTGCACCTTTATAAAGCTGAAGAGATAAAACTTCTTATGGAGTATTTAAAGGCAAAACCTTTAACTAGAGATAAGAATGTAGCTTATATAAAGGAAGCAGTTGTAAAAGGAACTTATCCTATAACTATTAAAAAGAAGAACTTAAGGAGGCTTAAATAATATGATGGATAAAAATAAATTACATTTAGTTGCCTGCTATGCGGCATCTATTTGTGTTGATGATAGTTACACAAGATGTAAAGAGGCATTAGATAAAGATAGTGTTGATGAGCTACTATCTGATGCTGTAGTTAAAAGAAGTTTGATACTAGCTTCTATTCCTGTAGTAAAGGATAATGATGTTATTAAAGCTGTAAAGAATGATGACTATTTTATAAACAGCTTTAAGTTACAAGTAAAGACACTTGTATCAACGACTAAGTTTTATAATTAAAATTAAAATATAAAGGAGGATAAAATGAATCCAGAAGCTTTACAAGATATAAAGGAAATAGCTTATAGAAACGCGGATAGTGAATCGTATGCAGTGTTTTTAGCAACTACTGTATGGAAAGCTATTCCACAAAATATTAAAGATAAACTTACCAAAGATAAAGATGGTAATGTTGTTGTAAATGATGTAGACGCTTTAACTATATTACAAGGAGTATTACCGAATATTATAGGAGAAGAGGAACTTAAAAATCTGATAGAATCTACTTATAAAGATAAAGATTTAGATTTACAAGAGCTTTATGATTTGATGACTTTTGAAGAATTAAAAGATGTTGTTAAAGAAGAAAAGGTACAACTAATAGCGGAAGCTGATACAGAAAATGAAGTTAAAGACTCAACTAAGGATTTAACTGATATCTTAAATAAAGATGCTGTACCTAATATTTTAAAAGTAATAGCATCTACAGTTCAAAAAGAAGTTAAGAAATCAAATGAAGAACTTGAGAAAATTGAAGCGGATGAAGTGTCTCTTATTAATACTTCTAAAGGAGAAGAGGGTAATGGAGATGATGATGTAAATGGAGCTTTTAACGACAATCCAGATGAAGACGGAACAAATACTAACGATGACCAAAGCCAAGTTACCGACAATACTAATGATGATGAGCCTAGCAATTCAAATGATAATCCGGATGCTACTGAAGGTTCTGGTGAAGGTGATAACCAAGAAGATAAGACAAATAATGATAAGCCGACTTCGGAAGAAGAGAGCCCAACAGCAGGAGAAGACGGAGAATTATACTCAGAAGCCGTCAGAGTAAAATATCATACAGAACTATACAAAAACTTAGTATACAGAGTTAAAAACTCAGTATCTAAATATGTATATAATTCTCTTGCGAATGGAGAGGATGTAAATGAGAGAACTAAGTTATCTCTTGCTATTGCTTCTTATGGTATTATTACATTTGGTTATTTACTTGACTATCTAAATGTAATGGGTGTACCTGAATATGCAAGTAGAGCAGAAGCTGTGCTTTCTTATTCAAAAGAAGGAGAGGGTGATATTTAATGCTAGTTAAATTCATAAGAGAAGATAAGAAGAACTTAGAAACTATAATGGAAGTTATAGGTATTACAAGAACTTCTCTTGATACTAAAGAGAGAAGACACAATGGTCAGTTCAACCAAGATGGAGAAGCGGTGTATGAAGAAGTAGATAAGTTTGGACAAACTACAATATATTCTTATTCTGGAATATTCTGTACTCTTGATTTGGAAGACAGTAAGCATAATGCACTTGCTCAAAAATTCAATGGTTCTAATGGACTTATAGCTACTATAAAAGTAGACAAAGATGGAAAGATTACAATAAGTTAATTGGTGGGGGGGTTGCCGCCCCCCCTCTCTTCCCTATTTTTTTTTTTTTTTTT